GCGTAAAATGCTTATAATAGCGTCCACAGAGGGATGTTTATTATACTTCTCCCTGTATCCAACAATTCTATGTACAAACACCCTCAGATATTCTAACTCTAGGAAGTTTGTATTGAACACTTCCATTATCTGATCGGCAAATGGCCGATCTTCGAAAATCAGTTGTACTAACCCTTCTTGGAAAGCTTTACCATACTTCCCAAAGCTTGCGCCCTCTCTTGTCATTTATGCCCTCTTGTTTATTATAACACGTTGACCATGAAAGTCAACCACATTCTCTAACGGTCTTGTTCATGTGAGTTTTAAGATCCTCTAGATTTAATTCTCCAAATCCATCATCGCGCATCATGCGAATAATCTCTGTTTTATTAAACGTAAAATCAAAGCTTTCAATAGCCTCTTTTACCACCTTTTTTGACTGAAAAGACATCTGAGGAGAGTATAACTGCATCATCTTGTAATTATGCTCTATAAGCTCCTTTCCCTCAATGATATTGGGAAAAAATCTAAGTTTACTATCTGCATGCTCACAATGTTCTATAACCTCTTCAATTGTATAAGTTTTTTCCTCCGATAAAAAATCAAGCCGTTTTGCAACAGTAGCGAATCCAACGCCTTTAATACCCGGCAGGTTGTCTGAAGTATCTCCGATAATCGCTCGCGCAAGGGCCATATTTGTTGGATGGACACCTGTTTGTTCGATAATACGATTCTTATTTAGCAACTCCTTTTTTACTGGCCTCATTAATACAGTTTCGTCATCACACAGCTGAAAGAAGTCTTTATCGTTTGAAACAATAACTTTCTGCCATCCCTTGTAGTAAGGCATCTGAGTAATATAGGATATAACATCATCTGCTTCAATTTCGGGCAGCATTGTCTGAATGATCGGCATCTCATTTAGATACTCAATCAACCTACTCTGTTGCCATACCTTATTTGTAATTTCCTCATCCTCTGATAAGTTGTGAAAGGCCCGGTTCAATCGAATAGGCTTCCGGCCTGCTTTGTAGTTCTTGTCCATAGTCTTGCGCTTTCGAGAGCCATCTGGACCATCCAAAGCGATCACTACATGATCGGGCTTCGTATCTCTAACCAATTTCTGGAGGATTCCAATAGAACCCTTTAAACCACCTATGGGCTGTCCATGGGTGGATATGGATGGGTTGACAATATACGCCCTCAGATACATATTCAATGCATCAATAATCAAAACTCTTTTCATTCAATTGCTCCTACAATTTCACTTTCAAAAAACACCTCTGGTGCCTTGTCTCCTACACATAGGATTTCATAGGTGTCTGCGTTCCACGCACCCACAATAAGTCCTACATAGTATACATTGGGAGGAGATACGTCGTCTATTATTTTTACTAATTGTCCTACTTTATATTTCATAGTTTATAACTCCCCACAATTTTATCATCAATGGTATACACCACCTTCTTAACGCCTACGTGCTTCATAGCGGCGTGGCACATTGAACACGGCTTGCTTAGCCTGTATTCTCCGCATTTGCCAACTCTCGCAACATATACAGTTGCACCGGTTGTAACATTACGATCAAGCCCCAAGATGACGCCCAATTCAGCATGTACAGTGGATCTTCCGTTGTGATCTTTTTGAAACCTCTTCCCGAAAGAAGAAAAATTGTTTTTATTATGTGCCGTGTTTCTAATGGAACTACCTTTCACCAAGACAGCGCCATGTTTATATTCTGGATAAGCTGATTGATTTGCCACTCTTTTGGCCAAAACCATATATCGGCTAACCTTACCTTTATATTTGTGGTATCGATCAGCCGATTGCGTATTATATTCTGCACATTGTCTGGGCTCAGACAAGAAAACCTCCTAAACGTTATACCAAGTATACTAGCTTAGGAGGTTGAAGTCAAGTGGTTTTCTTAAATTATTATTTTACTGTAAATCCACTTTCCATGGATCCAATGTCCATGAACATCATAATATCCGATGCGCCACTTCCATACCCACGCATAATGCGCATGGCGTTGATGCTTGTGATGCTTTTGCACCTGAGCATGCGGTGTCGCCTTGGGTCGAGCCTCGTGCTTGTGACCCTTCTTTGCTTCTGCTGGATTACTTGCAAGTGCCAGCATTAGAATAAAAGTATTTAACATGTTAAGTTCCTCCTTGGTACTTATTGATTAGACGGATAAGAATTATATTTATTCATTTTTTTGTGGTTTATTTTGGGGGCCCGTTTCTTCATCCGCCTTCGGCTGATGTGGATCGTTGTCATGAGCGTGGTTGCTCGACAACACAATTGCCACCACAGCTACTACGACCACCCCTGTCACAATGCCGCCAACAATCACTTGTGTTTTCGTAGGGGGTGCAGGCATGGGCCTGGGTCGCGGATGTGGTGGTGGGCGTGGCTTGTGATGGTGGCCAGTCGCCACCGATAAACTTGCCAAAGGCCCGTGCTTACCCACATCGAAAGTGGTACCTGCCAAAGCAGTGTTAGAGCCCAGCAAACTCATTAAAATAACTGGAATTAATCTTTTGAACATTGTCGTTCCTCCTTTTCTAACATTTAGACGGATGAACTATACATTTTATTCAAATTTTTATTCATTTTCTTCATAAAAATCTTTCGCGTTTCCCAGTCTTTCATCGAACTTTCTCACCACTTCCTCATCCATCAGTTGGAGAATCTTTTCTCTAAACTCGGAGTCGTTACGAATCAAATTGCTCCACTTAGACGGCTGAAACTTCTTAGTATACCCATCGGGCATTGTGAGCGTGTACCATGCGCCGGCACTCGTCAAACAATCAGAACTCTTAATGGCGTCAAACCAACTTTCCTCATCGCGGATACCAATATCTCGGGTACCCCACATGATGCGGAAGGCACAGTTTCTACCTTGCGTTCCAAAGCGTGACTTTTCTAGCTTACACTTAACCTCTGAGCCGATACGAAAACCCTTTTCGTCTGTAACAAAAGAACTCTTTGCCTTTCGCCCAGTCAGCCAGATACGCAAAGAATACGCATAGTGCATAGCCTTGCCACCAGGGGTAGTATACGGGGTTACCATAGCAATCTGTCTTGCCATTGGGCCTGACGGAATGTTTGTCTTCAGTTGGTTCAAAACCAAGAATGTGGCTTGTTGATCCGCAATCGGAATAGTCAACTTGGACATTCCCTTTGCCAGAATACGAGCCTTCACTGCCATCGATGATTGAGGATTAAAATCCCCCTCAATATCAGAGATAGCTGGCGTCAAAGCCAACGAATCCCAGATAAAAACAAGTTTTTCATCAGTCGCTCCAAGCAACTCTTCAATCGTCTCCAAGACGAACTCGACAGACGTTGCTTGGATGTACATAAGACGCTCTAGGTCGCATCCTGAGCGCTTCAAAAAGTCAGGGTCGATAGCAGACTCGGAGTCAAAATACACGACAAGCTTGCCCTGTTTCTGGGCGTTTGCTGCGACCTGTGCAGCCATGTAAGACTTGCCTGTTGATTCCAATCCTGCTAGCTCTGTGATCTTCCCAACGGGGATGCCCGCTACCCGTCCACGACAAACAATGGAGTCCAACCAGCGTGAACCAGTAGGAATCCATTCCTTTACTTGTGTTGGGTTTGAGCCAGTTAAATCGTGAGCTACATTTCTACCAGCCTTCTTATTAACGATCTTCATCAGATCTTGCATTGCTACTCGACCTGGCTTTGTTTGTGCTTTTCTTGCCAATTTTCCCTCCTAATAGTTTTTTATGCGCTTGACAATATTGATGTTCTAAATTACAGCTTTGTGCTCTGCATGGTGTGGGGCTGTAATAGCCCCCACAGCAGTTCTTTGAAAGCGCTGCACACCAATTGTTCATAGCGATTATGAATTAAACAATTCGTTCTCAAGAATATGTCTAATTACTTGTGATGTATCCTTGTTTTGGCTTTCAGACCGATTCTTAATAGATTCCATCAACCTATCATTAAGCCGAATTGTGATTCGGTTATTCTTAGTTTCCTTCTTTTGTTGCATGTTTTCTCCTTTATTGTAAATGCAAATATACGGCAGACTTTATCCGATCTGCCAGCGGTCTTTTTAAAGTATTAGAGGCATCTGTTCCCCATGCCTCCCTGCGGGACAAGTCTCAATTACTTACCAGTCATTAGCTCGCTAAAAGCCTTATCAACACTGTTTTCAGCGCTTCCATACTTAGCAGTCTCAGATGAACGACTCTCAGCGGAACCATCACTCGCGAGTTGTTCATCAAGAATCGCGTCAACTTGCGCTGGAGTTTGACGCTCGAATAGAGAATCAAAATCAGGCATGCCATCAAGGAGGGCGGGGATCGCATCCTTATCTTCCAGCATCTTGAGGTTTGTTTGAGGATACGCACCGGGCTTAGTCGGCTTAGTATAAGTAAGAGTGATGTCCGTACCCTCAGTGATATCTGTGACATCTCCATACTCGGGATCTAGGATATAACCCAGAAGAAGTTCGTAAGCCTGTTTACCATAGCCATAGACTTTGATACCTTCTTCCTCTCGACCCCTTACAACGACTGGTGAGAAATAGCGAGTGCGAACAAAGAGTGACTTCGCCAGCTTCTTGCTTTCCTCGTCGTTGTTATCGCTTCCTTCACGCCATAGCGTAGAAGCGAATTCGCAAATGGGACAACCCTCTCCAAAGTTTCGCTTTGGACAAAGAATGCCTCCACGATGATCTCCTACGTTATAGTGGAAGAACATCTCCTTCAATG